GTCCACGCTTGAGGAATCCCTTGAGAAGTGCATCGTAGCCGTCGATTTTATTCGAGGGCAACTTTGCAACCACTCGGCATGCCCTAACTTCTGGGCGATGCAAAGTGGGGTGGGTCCTTTCGGCGAAAACCGAAAAGCCCCATCTTCCCAGAGCAGGTGAAGTCGGTTCGACAAAGGGAAAAGGTATCAAACCCTTAATCTTTTTGTCGAGATACGACGACGATCTGTAGTAACCTCTAGACCACAAGTGGTTTCGAAGAGCTACAGTGGAAACCAGCTCATCAGTGTCTGTCTGTCGTTTCGGGAGCATTCGACGAATACGAGTCACAGTGACATCGTGTCCGGCGTAATATTCCTTTCCGCAAGACTCTCTGAACTTCCCAGTCCAGAAAGACTTACGACGATTGACCTTGAGACCATTGGCCTCAAGAGTTCGGACGACAGATAGCGCATAGTCTACAGGGACGATAATATCGTCTCCGTAGACGCGCACCTTACCGCGAAGGAGTTCAATATCCTTCTTGGTAAGCGGTCTTCCCAACTGACTTTCAATTCCGAGAAAGACGAGGGTGCAAAACACCATCGCCTCAATCGGGAAGGTCAGGGCAGAGCCCATAGATGCGAACTTGGCCAGGCGGATAACGCCATGACCAGGTACATCAGCCGAACGCGATCTTGTCGCATCCACAGCCTCAAAAAGGTGTGGATACGGAGTTAACAAGTCGCGGACCAGCTGATTCGAAACACGATCGGATGCTTCACTCAAATCGAGCGTAGCAAGCGAACCGTCGATACTCCCGACGCGAGCCAAATCTTGGTTCACTTCTTGGGTACCAACGAAATCGATGAAACTCCCAAATCGGGAGACACCGATAGACTCGACCATTCGTTCGAGAATCCCCTGTTGCACAAATTGTACATATGAGGGTTCCATCGCGATGATACGAGGTGTTTTGAGCGTCTTCGGAACATCAATAACCCTAACGGGTCGTTCATGTTCCGGGCTCAGCCATTCGACTGAGTCAAGCTCGGTCCACTGGGACCAGCTAGAAGCGCCGTGGCTAATCCACGGAAAATACACTTCTAGACGGTCAGTCCATTCGCGAACAGCGTATTTAAGGTTTCCCTTTACGCCGTTGGCTGTGGAACCAGGACCGTGCTTAGGGATGATGTCTCCGTGCCAGACGTTTCCGTCGACACGTGAAAGACAATCAGCCCAGAGGAGGCGAGCCATACGGCTGTAGTCCATGCGATTAGCAGGGCTACGAAGCCGATCACTACGCCTGACCTCTCTGTCGGATTCGACATACTGCGAGTACGCCGCGTTGGTTCGCTCATTAGAGCACTCCAATCTAATCTTAGCACAAGCCAGTGTGAACTGGCGAATTGCGCGGATTGCGGCAATATCCGGAGATGTCAAGAGAAGACCGCTCCGAGCGTCAAACACTTGACTAAGGAAACCTTGCATAAATGCAGGGA